TTTACTGCACCTATTGGGCCTACGGCTCCTACAAATACAACATTGTTTCCATTCCAGGTAAAGTATCCCTTGGAAGGATCGGCAATCAAAAGACGTTCATCTTTCCATTGACTTGTTTGTACGCCGAAATTTGAGAATGTTCCGGTAATGGCAACATTGCCTTTTGTAGAACTTGTCAGGTTAAAAAATTCTGCTCTACCATTATCTTCAAACGCAATGACGTAATCAGCATTGTTTATGTTTGCGCTGGTTAAATAAACTACAGTATTGGCAAAAGTAACGGCAGCATTTCCAGAATCAAGAACAGCACCCCTGGAAGGCGTTATCTTCAAATTGCCAGCGCCTACTGGTTGGGCATTTTCCAACCAAGAAAATTCTTCTTCACCAATAGAAGTCCTATTGGCTTTGGTATTAACGCCCTTGAACTGCTTGATAACCTGGTATGATTTTTTTTGCTCTGCTGCGGCCATATCAGTATTGAGAACTATATGGTGTAGGGAGCCTTCTGGTATATGTGGTAGCCAATACCGATTGGGCTTGCCTTACATATTCTTGCTTAAATATCTCGGATTCACCATAAGACTGTTCTTTAAACTTAGCCTTATAGCAAGCGTAAAAAGCCACCGGAGCAGTCCAGGGATCAGGTATTTCATCTACATCTACACTAGTAACCAGCGGAGTAGGCATGATAACCGTATCAAGTTCCATTACATAAACCTGATCTGGATATGGCCCAAGGTAGAAACTGGTAGGCCCATACATAGAAAACGCTATGGGTCTGCCGCTATAGTTTTGCCAATAACGTAATTGGGCGTTGAAATCAGACCACGCCATATAGCGCAGAGGGATTCTGCTATTGCCCCAAATAATATTGATATTAAGAATGTCCATCGTATACGCAGCATTAGGCAGCGCACTAAATTGATAGACTTCTTGATTTGTTACTGTAGCGGAGGTTTGATACGTGCGGAGGCAACCAGTATCACGCACCAACCTTTGTCGGGCGTTATTGATGTAATCTGTTAATTCACTATCGCTATAGAAGTTTGCATTTGCATCGTGCAGAAGCCTTCTACATTCTGTGATGTAACCGCCGAGAGTTTGTGACATTTATATCCCATGTTAATTGATAGATAAAACTTTCCCCTCGCCTTTTTTTGAAGGCAAGGGTACTCGCTCTACCATCGGGGATAGAAGATGGTTCTTTTTTGGTTGTTCTTGGCTTATCTCAAACTTTTCCAGAATTTTAAGTCCGTCTGGTATGTCGTTAGTAGTTTTGATAAATCCAAGACTTACCATGTATGGTTCTTTGTTGCTCACTCCATACCCGAATATGTGACGAGCGCAATCTTCAGAAACAACAATAGTTTCATTAGACGGAAACTTCAACTCTTTAAATTCATACTGAAGAATAAGAGTTTTATCCGTTTTGTTCGTCACATATAAATCAGACATTAAAGAGATACCACATCGCCGAATACGGTTATATCGCAAGTGCCATTGGTTACGGCAGTATTTACCTTCACGAACAAAGCTGCGGCTGTATAAGTACCGGTAACAGTACCGGCAACCAGGCCAAGGTCTTGATAGGTAGAAGTGCTTGTAACATTAGCTAATACAACATTGTTAGACACGGCATTTGTCGCGTTACCATCGTTGCTGGTAATGATCGTGATATTTGCCGTGGCTATCGTTGCATTTGCGTTAGTTACCGTAATCTGGCGAATGATGTATTGCGTACCACCCAAAATCGCAATGGTAGCAACCGCATTACCCGTAGCAGTAACCGATACGCCAGTAGCTTCGCCAATGGCATACCGACTGAACTTATCGGGGTAATTTGCTCCTACATGATTCGCAATCATACGGTTTCCTTATGCGTTGTAAGTGCCGGTAACGGCAGCACCACCATTTACGGTAATGAGCGTCGCGGTGGTATTGGCATTGACAGCTTTCGCTCCAACATTAGTACCATCCGAAATAAAGTAACCGCCAGTGTTGTTACCAATTGTTGTTCCCCAGGCCGTTCCATCATACATAACGATGGTGATGTTGGCTTGAGCGTTCATTTGATACGCACCAGCAGTAATAACAGTTCCATTGCCGGAAGTAACTGCGGCAACGGTAGTGGTTTGTAGATATGCAGATGCAGTATTAGTAACTGCACCAGAAACAATAATTTTATTTAAAGCGAGTGCCATGACTATTTCTCCTTAGATAGTTAGTGAGTTATAGCCCGACACGACAGTCATGGACTTGGGCTTAGTGTTTACCAGTTCGGCAATCATCAAGACCGCGCCAACATAACCAATCTGCCAGTTCGGAAGGGTGGACTCGAATCCCGTAAACACAAACGAACCCTTGTCGTGGATATACAGCGACAGGTAATTAGTGTTCAGAAGATACAAAGTTCCTTCTGGGCAATACGGATCGGGATAAATCGGAACACCAGCAACCATCAGTGCGCGGAAAGCTGCTTGTGGGCCATTGCCATCTGCATCAAATCCAGAGCCTGGAGTGATGACATATTGCTCTTGACCAACATAATCCTGCGCCAACAGAGTCCAAGTGCCGAATCCGCAAACGCCGAATGACGGAACTTCTGCGCCATTCTTAACCGTTCCGCTGATGTATTGCAGGACGTTTTGCCGAGTCGGATTAACCGAGCCAGCGGCGTAAGCTTTGGATTGCCACCAAGAATAAGTGGAACGGCTGATATTGCCATACGTTCCAGACGAGGAAACCGCAGCCGGCAGACCAATAAACTGTTGTGTATTAGTTGAATTGGTATACAGGGCGGTAGCCATTGCGTCCATCATTACGTTGGTCGCATCGTTCATCCGCGCTTCAATCAGCGGGATAATTGCATGATCCTGTTGAACTGCACCTTCCATTCCGAGGAACGGAACAGGAGCAATCATCAGTTTCAGGTTGAATTCCGCATTGAACGCACCTTGCTGAACGGCGGGTTGAGCGAACGAGCCGCTGTAATCCGACCATTGAGCATTGACGAACTGCGAACCCTGAACGGGCACAGTTACCGAGGAAACACCGCCAGAGGCTTGCTGACTGTTGGCAATCAGCGCCGCCATCAAAGGTGTCGAGTTGTAAAGTTGAACAACCAGCTTCGGAATAAACGCACGCCGCGTGACGTAAGTTAACTCGGTGTATTGAGTACTACCGGTTGCTGGAAGAATACCGCCGCCTATAGGCATGGTTTATCTCCGTGTTAAAAAATATCCCCTAGTACTAATTAACCAAATGGTCGCGGGTTTTTCCGCAATTCATTAAGTGCTTTTGCTGCCTCATCCCTAGCGCCCATAACCGGATTCTTCCAATATTTAGACAAGTCAAACTTGTTAATAACATTGGGGTTATAGCCACTCGGAGTCGGCACAGCAGACTGCTTCATCCATTGCCAGTATTCTGCTGCTGATTCATGGTTGGTAATGCCTTTTTCAAGCATGACCTTTTCCACTTCTTCAATATCTTCTTCTTTGTCGATCAGGCCTTTTTTCATAAGCCTGGTGCGTCTGCGGCCAAGTTCCTCAACCGCCTCTTTCTCACGCAGACGATTCTCCAACTGCTGAACCCGCTGTTCCGATTTGTTGTATGAGGCTTGGGTAGAATCCTCAATCTCCAACTCAGGAATCGGCATATCCGGCCTACTGCGCTTTGTCAGGCGCAGAAAGTCTTTACGGGTAGCCGGATTCTCGGACAATTGACGAGCCAGCAATGCCAACTCATCTCGCGCTTCCATGCTCAAATCTTCTAGGCTCATAACTATCCCCTTTTACCTTAGATGACTTTTTTAGCAGTCAAAGTTTTCTCAAGTGCCATTTGGCTCTTGCTAAGTTTGCTAGCAGAATTAAGTCCACCAAATTGCGAGAAACGCGGAGTGTTGTAAATTTGCCCATTTTGCTGATTATTGTCAGTTGGGCGGCGGGGGGCTGCTGCGCCTTTCGGCTTAAACAAGTCCATGATTATTCCTTACATTGGAGGTTGAGGAGGCATACCTGGGGGCATACCGCCAGGAGGAGGAGGCATACCGCCGCCACCCGGTGGTGGAGTCATACCAGGAATGGCCGGTGCTTCTGCCATTGCTTTACCTTCAGGCGTTGCACCACCCGCTTGAGGCAAGTTTTGAAGCATTTGCATGATTTCTGCGTTTTGCAATTCCTTGGTTTTTTCTTTGCGCCCACCAAGGATGCTAGACATTTGACGAAGGACTGAAAGTGCTTTTTGACCTTCGGGAGATTCGCTGCCTAATGCCGGCAATGCTTGCTCCATCAAATCCATTGCCATAGAAATATTGATCTTGGCTGCCTCTATGTTACCCATCTTTGCTTCGGGGGTAGACATTGGCGCTCCCATCGGAGGAGCCTCGCCGGTAGAGGGCGCACCCATTTCAGGGTTCTGCATTTCAGGTGAAGCAGTAGCACCAGCACCAGCACCACTTCCGCGCTGGCTCTTAATCATATCCATTAATTCGTTAGACGGTACGCTCATAATTTATTTCCTAATTATTCGCAGTATTAGTAAATACTCACTTACTTGTCAAGTTATAAATATTACGGGGGGTATTTTTTAAGGTACCGCCCCCTTACGCGGCACTAATCCTTACGGATTACTTGCGGCCTTTACGACCTTTGCGAGCTTTGCGAGCCATGATGTTTCCTTTCAGCAAGCGGCCAGTTATAAAAGGGAAACCAGCCATACCCTAGTTCTCTTTCGAGAAATTCTTACCGACGCGTTTTACGACCGCGCTTGTTTGTTTTGTACATATCAATCTCCTTGTCAATATCCCCTGGTTGCCCGTTTATCCGGCCTTGCAGCCGGTTTAGCCATGCTTTTAATACCCTGAACCCTATATTGCAACTGCGGTTGGCCTTTATCCAAAGCCTGAGTTGAAACGCGAGGCTGATCTGCTTTAGGTTGAACTGGTATTGGCATTATTCGCCTCCGACCGCTTTCAGTTCTGGTTTGCCGCCCTTGGGGGGTGGAGGGGGGCTATTAGCCGCTTTTTTCTCCATCCGCTTGAGCCTATCCTTCAATTCTTGCTTCATTGGCGGTTCCAGCAGGTCTAGCAAGGATTCCTTGTCGATAGCCTGTGCTTTAAACAGATTGAACGCCAATGCCCGCAAATCTTCGGTAAATATAGGACTGTTGGAGTGAGCGTCCACTTTCACTACGAAGTCCTTGGTGAACTGTTCTGGTATGAACGTAACACTTTCAGAATCTTTGAAATGAGTATTGTCATAGGTTTGTATTAGCTTGAGATAGAGCGTTGCCACCTTCTCAAGCGAATCTTCTATGATTAATGCCCGTTTTTTGGCTCGGCTAGAACCCAACCTGGCAAGCTGGCTAGCATGACCGGCTGAACGAACGCCCGATTCACCCTTGCCTTGCAGCACGTTACCAATCCCCGATGCTTCCTCAAACATCCGGTCTATCTCACGGATGGTTTCGTATAAGTCGGCTGGCATTTGCGGGGCGAGGCGCTCTGCTTTGGCATTTGGCATATCGCTTGATAGAAGCCCGCCGGCACGATTCAGGGCAAAGTTCTTCTCATCCAGGATGCCGCTAAAGCCGGTAAGGGCAGTAGGCGGGTTTACTTGCTTGCTCAACAAGTCTTGGATTTCGTCCATCCTCTTATTCCGCATACCTTGAAGGAATATGAGGCGCGAAACCTCTGATTGCCCCCAATAGTAGTCGTATAGCGGGCTAGGACAGACTTGAATGAAAGGTATTTCGCCCTTCAGGAATACGGACTCACCCGCCCTGTCATAGATGATTATGTCTGGATCGGCGGTAGTTACGACCTGATAATCGTCAGTTTCATCATTCCAGAGCCACAGTTCCCGCATTTCTACGGTATCTTCCGCAACCCGCGCTTTGTATCGATTCATTCCATACAGGTCTAGGTTGACGTTGCCATAGATGCCGCCAGGATCGGAATTGTCTACTTGAGACATTAGGATTCTGTTCACGCCTTCTGGAACATCGCTTTGCGGCGCGTGATATGCGGCGGTGAGGCGTTTCATTATTGCATCGCGCTTTGGGTGCGAATAAAGCCTAGCCATCAAATCCGAGCGCGTGATGTAGTAGGTATGAACCAGCGCCTCTTGACGATCCGTGTATGGAACATCCTCGCGCAGCACACCAATTGCAGACGGTTCCACCAGATACGGATGGATGCCGTTATTGTAGATGAGTTTGATAAAGGTGCTGTTGTAGGCAAGTGACCAAGTGAGCGCGGTGCTGAATACCTGGTCTGCATTACTGTTCAGCCATTCATCGTTGAGCGCCTGAGTCAGAATCGGAATCTTGCGATGTTCATTCTCATGGACTGACGCGCCTATGTTGATGCTGAAGCGCGTAGTTTCTGCCGAATATAGAAATGATGTTAACTGGTCTATATGCGGGAATATTTTGTTGAAGAGGGCGGGATTTTCTTCCGGCCCACTTCCAAACAAATACCAAGAGCGCAAGCTGGTGTAATCACCTTTGCGCTCATCTTTAGACACATGGCACTTCTCAATCAGGTCGAGATAAAATGTTTCTCGTTCCGCATGGTCGTTAGGTATACGCATTATTTCTTTATAGCCAAGTTCTCATGGTCGGGAATATAGGACGCAGATCGCGGCCCTGTCAAGTTACCATTTTGGTTTGGGTTAAATCCAACCTGCTCATCCCTGACCGGAACAAACGCCCCACCACCC